CCACTTGTATCATAGAAATAAGCTAAACCATCTCTATTGCCATTTATATCTCCTCCAAATGAGCTTCTGCAAGAGGTTCCATCCACTATCTTCAAAACACCTGCTGTTAATTTGTCACATGTCAAATCACTTATAGCAGAACTATTGGCCTGAAAGTATAGAAACACATCATCGATGTAAGCAGTTCCACCAGAAAGACCAGAGGAATTAAACGAGACATAAAATTCACAATGTCTTGCAGAACTCGGCACTGCTTTACTATATTCCTGATACACCCAAGCCCCAGTTGTGACATCACCAGAAATCCATATATAATCAATCGCATTACCAGAGGCATCATACACATTCACACCTACTAAAGGTTTGACTTGGTTATTAGACCTATAAACCCATGCACCAACTATTATTTTTTCTGTATACTGAGTATTTGAATCGGCCTTTAAATAAAATCTTCTCGCATTTGTACCATTAGCACCTCTTTGGGTGATATTGAGAGTCTCATTAGAAGATGTTGTTGCTGTTATTGCATAACCACCTGAGTGTTTATTGGAGGTTGTCAATGTAATCTTTGATGTCCATTCTGTAGTCCACTCTTTTGATAAGTCACCAAGTTCAAAACCAGGGTCTGATATTAAATTGAATCCTCTCGGATTAAGAATTAATTTTGAAGTTTCTATAGACTCAAACTTACAATGTAGTCCTTCTATACTTTGAGCCCTAATGTGTGTTCCAACTATCTCACCAGCCTTTATCTTATTACCAGTTATTGTGTTTGTGACTATATCATCACCATCTATAATCGTTCTACCATAGTTTACTACAAGGTCGGTTCCACCTCTATACGTGGCTAATACAACAGTATTCGATGTAAAGGCTTGACTCGCATCAGTTGTCACCGATAAGTACCCATTACCCTTACCCCAATAGAGATACAATGTTCCAGTTGACCATGTTTGACTACCAGAGGATATACTTGCATTTTGAGGTGTCCCATTATCATCGATGTAAGTTATGACTCCAGATGTCCAATACAGTGTATTAGTGTTGGGATAATTTGCACTTATCTCTATTCCCTGAATTGATAAATTCCTTGAACCTATTACTATCTTATTTGCTGTTATTGTATTGGTTGCAATGTCACCACCATCTATCTTTGTTGTGTCACCACCATATCTCCAATCTGATAGATAGGTATTTCCAGAAATTAATATTTTTTGAGCATTAATTGCTACAGCACCAAGATTTATTGCATTAGCACTATTAGCTATGAGTCTGTCTACAGCAATATCACCAGCTGTTATCTTTTCCGCTGATAAGTCATTAATCTTTGCATTATTGACAGCTAAGTCCTGTATGTAAGCAGAGCCTATTACCTGATTAGCTATGGCATTCCAAGCAAGGTCATGGTAACCATTTATGTTTGTAGCTATTATAAAAGAATCATCATTAAGTGTTGGGTTTGTATTACTTGTGCTGTAATAATTATTAGGATAGACCCAATATATGTATTTATTATTGGTGTTACCTGAAGCTATATTGTAAGCTGTGCCATTATAATAAAGTGTGTGTGCATTCCAAGAGACATAACCAGATGATGGTGAGTTATCAGACCATGAGTCCCCAGTAATTATTGGTATCTTTGTCCATATCTTTGAAGCAGTTATCGCAAAGTCGTCTATATCAGCATTCTTTATATTAGCAGTGGTAGCACTCACATAACCTGCCTCGGGTGAAGCATTACCTGAAGTGTCCCAGACCTTGACCCAATAATATCTTGTTAATCCGTAACCACCAATGTTATCTGCATAGAAACTTGTCTTTACTTTGGCTATAGAAACAGCGTTAGCTCTATTGCTGTCATTACTTCTGAATATCTCTACATGGCTGATGTCTTTATCAGTAGGCATTGTCCATGACAAGAAGATTGTTTTGAAAGCCGCTGTCGCTGTCAAATTGGTCACTGGTGATGGTGGCGTTGTATCAGCAGATGTGGTAATTGATAAATCTGAAGTCCAAGATGACTTATTACCAGATGTGTCAACTGCTCTAACCCCTACATAATGGACAATATTACTTCTCAATGGTTTTATAATTATCGAATTCGTTCCAGTAGTACCATACATGTAGTTTCCACCTGATTCTTTGCATCTATATTCATAGTAAGCAAGGTCAGGTTCTGTATTAGCATTCCATGTTGCATAAATATAGGCAAAATCTGAACCATCATTATTTTTACCTATACCTGTTTGGAGTGATAATCCTGTCGGTGTATTTGGTGGTGTGGTATCTGGTTCACTAACATCAAGTGTTGTGACCTGATATTGATTAGAATATAGCAAACCAGTCTTACCAAATGTATCATAGGCGGCGAGTTTTACATACCAGGTTCCACTAACACCAGTTACCAACAATGAGGTTTGTGGTGTATCGGCTATAAGGTTACTTGATGATGGCTCAAAGTTAGGTGTTGTGCTTGCATGTATCATGTAACCAACCAAATCTGGGGCATCGACGGGATAGTATTTGACCTCAAAGGCATTATAATAAGCAGTCACACTAATTCCATCAGGGACAGGTGGCGGTACATTATTAACTGTGAGTGACGCTTTTTGAGAAAATCTTCCAAATTTATCTCTTGCTCTTACCTCTATGGTAAATACCCTCGTTGGTAAACCATTATTATCGACATAGTTATACTCATATGTATATGTATATTCTGGTGAAGGTGTGTAATAAGTTCTCAATAGATTACCAGAGCTATCCAATATCTTTACTTCATAATCTCTAAACCATGTATTTGGACTTTGAGGATTTGCACTATTGTCATCGGCTACATCTATTTGAGTTGAACTAATATCATTCCAAACAAACTTACAATCTTTACCCTCAAATGTTGTATCATTACCCTTCCCAAATATTTGTAAACCAGAAACTTGCAAATCCAAAAACCAGTCGATTATACCGTATTGGTCAGTTGTTGTTATCTCTATTATTGGACATTGACTCCAATTTAGAGTATTACCATCATTACCAATGGTCATAAAAACTATCTTATATGTTGTGCTTGGGAAAGGATGTTCTATAATCGCATAATCATCACCAACCTTGTCACAATCGTGCCAATGTGGGTCTCTCATTGACCAATACATTACAATTATTTTCTGAAATAACGGATTTGGATTCTGAAATCTAACTACTATCCTTCTTACAACATTACCTGATTCATCTATGTAAAGTTCTTCTTCAGCATAGGTATTGGTAGCTGGTAATAGTTCTACTGGTGATATTTGGTAATCTGGTATTTGAGGGGGTTGTGTATCTGAATCATATATCTCATCATAATATTCTATTGCTGATATTGTTGCCTTTTGTTCTTGTGTCAATGATATATCAGTAATCCTAAACTTCTTCATAACTTTGTTAACTTCACCAAAAGCATACATATCATATTGCTGTGGAATTGTTGTAAATGGTGTTGAAACTGTCACTGTGTCATATTCTCCACTTTGAGAAGGATTTACAATGCTTTTTTCTACAAATGTATCATCTGAAAGTCTAATGATAATCTTATAAGATTTGCTTATATTGATATAAACTTTTCTATCAAGTGTTACTGTTGTTGTTCCAGCACTGACTATTCTTCCACCGTATCCCCAATCTGGTATTCCATTTTGTTGAGGAATGTCATATTGAACCTCTATAACGTCACCAAGAGTGCATGCGATGGCATCCACATCTGCTTGAAATTCTATGGTTCTTTTCAAATATTGATTACAATTTAACCTATATGTGGCATATCGCCATGCCTCACTCGCTGACGTTACTCCCCTTAGTGTTACCATTGCCTTGTTAGAGTAGTCGTTTATATTATTATTCACAACAGTAATTGTGGTTTTCTCATATCCTAAGTCTTTGTCAATGTAGTCTATTTCGAGCTCATTAATCCTGTCATTGACACCCATAAACATCTCTTTGAATGAGTCCTTTATGATATTTCCAACTGTAAATCTTTGAGTTACCGATGATTGTTTATCTATAGCAAATGTGAGCATAGACCCATTGTATACAGGTATGCACCTACCTACTTGACAAACCTTCATAACAGCATCCCATAGATTCTCATCCTCATCAAATATCCCATTGAAAGTACAACGCTTTTCCTGACCACCCTTACCATTTGGGACAAGTTCATCACAAAACTCTGCCCATTCAATAAGTTTGGTCAAATCAATGTTATTTGGACTCATACCGTCATATCTAACAACATTCAGATTGTTATCAAAGACAGGTTGAGTTAAGATATGCAATGCAACCCATGCTGGATTGTTTGAATATTTGACTATCCATTGAGAATTTTCATAAACCCTCACAAGAGATCCTTTGACTATACAAGAAAATGAAAATGTACCAGATAATTTTTTGCTCGCAAGTGACTTTATACCTACAAGGACATTTCGAGGATAAGTGAAGCCTACGTTATAACATTCGGTAATCTTGACCAACATTGATTTGGTGAAGATTTTTCTTACATTATCTGTGTCCTCTGTAATTCGTTTAATCTTTATATCATATTGTCCCTTACCAGAAAAGCAATTAAACTTTTCTGAGTAATACATTTCTGAACTTCTTTTATCATAAATGTAAACTATACCTTTTATATTCTCAACACTATATTCAGAACTTAATATATACTTTGTTTTTGATGTAAGCTTTGTCCAATAAGCAAGAGGATAACCAATGTATGGCTTGCCTTCGTAAAAGCCTGAGGGTTGTGTATCATACATCTCAAATGAGTACCAATATTTCTCTACAATGTATGAAGTAATTGTTCCAACACTCCTCTTAAGTATTAGGGTCACATACATACCTGCAGAATACTTATTTGAAGTTGCCTCATGAATCGTAACACTTTCTGTTATGGATGGTGACACAGGATACCAATCAGATGTTCCATGCTTTCTGGCATACATCTCAAACATAACTCTTTGACCCTCTCTATCACCATCACTCTCAATCATGTAGAGTCCTAATGGAAAATAAAGAATAATCTCAACGCTATCCCAACTACTACCAACAGTGGTATAATTGTATTCCTGATTGCAAAGAAGTTCTGTATTTATTGAATAATCCACCTTTGTTATGTCAAAACCTTCAATTAAGGTCTGATTAAGATAACCCTTTCTAACCTCTATCTTCGCTGGTGAGTCTGGGTCTGTGACATCGATTTCAATATCATTTATTTTGAAATCTGAGATGTCTTCCACAACACCAAGACCCAAACTGATTAAACAGTATAAATATTGTTTGTTCTTTATGATTTCTGTATAACTATTTATGATGTTACCCCTACATTTAAACTCACCAAATATCATAGGGATAGGTAGACCTTGTGTTTGTCTTGTAACAGGTTGCCATGAGTAAGAAGAACCACCCGCTTTATCTGGTGCCTCTGGTGGTGGTAAGAGTGCATTGATAAGCAAAGCACCACCAGTCATTATCATTGTCGATAAAAAAACAGCTCCCATGGTCATGGTCTTGACACCTAACATGAACATACTCAACTGAGGAGCCGCCACAGCCAGTGCTATCATAGCTAATTCTGCAATGACTGTTTTGCCTTCTCTATTTCCCCCACCATATATAAGGGGTATAAATGTTATGTAATCATCTTCTGCTGGTATAGTTAGAGCAAGTTCTTCTTCTCTTACGACTTGACCATTTAAGGAGACACATGCTTCATCTATGAAATATTTTTGTCTTATAAGATAGAGATTATCGAGGTATCCAATATTAGTGGTTAATATATCCTTATCAAACCTTAAAGGATTGAATACCCTTACTATGTTAACTTTTTTCGTAGGTATAATATCCATCTATCCTACCTTTCCACAGAAGACTATCCAGTCTTTCAATGCATACATTTCGTTTTTGCATGACATGTATGAAGTATGGGTACTCAAGACAAATACCAAAGTGAGTTACAAATGGATATTTCACTTTTAGTGCAACTATTGACAAAGACTGTGGTATCTCATGTCTCTTAAAGTATTTATTGTATCTTGTGTAAAGTTCATATACCTTTATCTCATCTGGTTTGGTATTAAATTTGGGTATCTTAATGCCATTTCTGCCTAATACTTCAACACAAAGTGTGTAGCAATCATTGACCCCCCATTCAAATTCTTTACCCAAAAGGTCTTCAATGTTGTATTTTTTAAGCAAGTTTGACATTTCTCGTTCTCAATCCCAAAAAGCCACCATATCTTGATGTATTACCTAACTCTGAGCATCTTGAGTATGTCCTATTGCAACTTGTTTCAGAGCCAGAATAACCACATTCAACACTTTTGAACTCCCAATTGCAAAGGTCTGATATGTATCTATATTTTGGAAATCTCTTTCTCAATGGTGAGACGGCACCCAATGTGAAATAGATAAAATAATTGTCAACAACAGTGTTTAAAATATCAAATGTCAATGATGGGTAGGTTTCACTTAAGTAATTTGAATTTACAACAGTTATCTTAACTGTTCCACCTACACCACCATTGTAAGCCTCGATGTATGGATGTAAAAGGTCTGTTACATTTGATACCCTCAACTCTATTGTTGGTATTTCGCCTCTTGAGGTCTCTTTTGTTGCATCTAACTCAAAATTAAAGGCTTGGTATGTATAACCACCATAGCTTACATCTG